CTAAATCTACAAGGCCACTAATACCGCCGCTCGCTGCGCTTCTGATTGCTCCCCATACTGATCCTACAGTATCTTTTACAATATTCCAGCCGGTCGAAAAAATGCTTTTTATTGTTTCCATGACACTTGAAATAAAGCCGCTAACTGCGTTCCAAACTGTAGTAATAATATTTTTTGCGCCGTTTATTGCCGAACTTATAACGCTTGTTATTCCGTTCCAAACTGTAACCGCTGTATTTTTTACAGCGTTCCAGACATTAATAATAAAATCTTTTATCGCCGTAAATACGTTTATTGTAGTCGTGGAAATAACGTTCCATGCGTTAATAAGCCAATTTTTAATTGCATCAATTGCGCTACTTATTCCACTTTTTACCGCTTCCCAAACTTCAATAACTTTTGCTCTGAACTCGTCGTTGTGCTTAAAAAGTGCAACAAAAATAGCAATAAAAGCGGCTATTGCTGCAACTATTGCGGCTATTACAATCGTAACGGGGTTGAGCGCTGCAATTGCTGCACCGACTGCAGATGCTATCGAACCTATAACCGATAAAACCGGCGCAAGTGCCGTCATGATTGTAGTACCTACGGCCCATATAATATTACCTATTCCGACTATTGTTTCGCCTATTCCAGATATAAAACTTATTACTGGTCCAATAGCTCCAATAATTGAGCCGACGGCACTAATTACCGTGCCTATTGCGCTAACAACTGATCCAATAAATGTTATAAGCGGTCCCACAACTGCAATAATTCCGCCTATTTTAATAATTGTGTCTTGCGTTTTAGTGTTAAGATTTCCGAACCATGTAACAAGGTTATTAACTGCTTTTAGTACCTTCTCGACATATGGTAGTAGTTTATTTCCGACTTGTATAGCAAGATTAGAAATACGCTCTTTTGTCTGGTTGATTTTGGCCGCTTCTGTTTGGTATCGTTTGGCCGCTTCTGCGCTCAACGCGTTAGCCTTGCCTTTTGTCTCATTGTCTGACTTATAAGCATCACTTGAGATTTTAACTGCTTTTGTTACTTTATCATTTGCTAGTGATAGCGATTGTAACATGTTGCTTTGTCGTATACCCGTCATGCCTAGCTTCTCTAAAACTCCGTACGTATCGCCGCCGCTCTCGTTCATATCGCCTAAACCTTTTATAAAGTCCTGTAATGCTTCAATTGGCTTCGTTTTCCACTTTTGTGCGAACTCTTCTGAAGTCGTTCCAGCTATTTGGGCCATTGTCTCGAGTTTGTCGCCACCTTCCGATACTGCTTTCGATATCTGCGTTAGTGTTTGGCTCATAGCCGTTCCGCCGGCCTCTGCCTCAATACCAACGCTGCTCATAGCTGTAGCAAGCGCGAGTATATCTGTACTCGTTAGGCCGCTAATTTTACCCGCTGCCGCTAGTCGTTGCGACATATTTATTATACTTGCTTCATCAGTAGCAAAATTGTTGCCTAACGCAACGATTGACGATCCTAGCTTGTCGACTGATCCTGTGCCGTCGCCTGTGATATTTACAAAACGCGCAAGCGCTGTCGCTGCCTCTTCTGCTGATACGTTTGTTGTATCTCCTAACTTGATCATCGTTTCAGTAAATTTTAAAATATCATCCGTTGGAACTCCTAATTGTCCAGCTGCTGCGGCTACTGCTGCAATTTCATCTTTACTGCTTGACGTTGTCGTCGACATTTGTTTTATACCATTTTCTAGATCTTTATAAGTCGTGTTTGCACTCTCCGACACTACTTTCATAACTCCGGTGAACGAACTTTCCCAGTCGATCGCACTTTTTACACTTCCAGCAAATGCCGCATAAATTGGCGTTGATGCTTTTGTTATTGCGCCGCCGACGCCTGCAATTTTACCGCCGACGCTTTTAAACTTGTCGCCGATTGCTGTAAACTGTGCGTTTATAGCGTCAAATTTGCCGCCTTGTTGCTCGATTTCTCGCCCAACTTCTGCAAGTTGTGTTGCTACTTGCTGATACTGAGTTCTTAAGCGTGTAGCGTATGCAGTTTGTCCTTTTCCTGCGTCGTTTAGTTCTCTGATTTTACTTGCCAGCCTGTCGCTTTGAGCTTGTAAAGCTTGCTGCGATTGCTTGAGCGCTTGCGTTTTAGCCATATAGCGGCTATAAGTGTTAGTTGTTCCGCTCATAGTCGCATCAATTCTTTTTAATTGTTCCTGATATAATTTAGTTTGCTGCGATAGCATAGATAAATTTTTTGTAAAAACCGGCGCCCCTTCAAGCTCTACCTTTACTCCGATAACTGCCATAATTTCACCGCCTTTTTTGATTAATCTATTAAAAGTGTCTCAAAAAAGCCTTTTTTCTTTTCCTTTACTTTTGCTGATCCGTTATAAATTGCTTCGCAATTTAACAAACTATAAAAATCACCCGCCAGCGTATTTAAGCTCTGCTCTGGCGTAAAATTAAATTTTGAGCCGTAAAAAATCACCCATGTTTTATTGATACTTATTTTTCCAGTGTCACCGGCTCCTCGTTTTTTTTTGCTTGCGCTTCAACTTCCTTTTCGCCGTCTGCGATAAAATCGGCGAACGCGTAATTCGTTAGTTCTGCGATCTCTTCACTTTTTAAAGTATATAAAAGTTTTTCATTTAATTTAATGCCTCTGTCTGCTTCTTTGTCCCATACGTCGCAATAAGAGTTATAACAATCGTTCATAATTAATAGCAAATTAACCATAAAATCAAACTTTTTAGAAAAGTCTTCACCCTGCAAAATTTCGTTAATTTTTTCTATATTTCCGCCAGGGCATAGCTTCGCAATTTTAATATCTGCTAGCATAGTCCTTTTAAAATAAGTGTGTTTTTTTAAATCTTCAAAATTTTTAATTTCCATGTGTGTTCTCCTTTTTTAAAAAAAGGCGGGCCTTAAGCCCGCCCTTGTTGTGGTGTATACATATATATTTTTTTTATTAATTGTCGATATGGTAGTAACTAATTTGTAATAATTTGCTGCGTTATGGTGCTTGCATGCCTAATTTTTTTTGTAAAGCTGTTAATGCTTCAGCTTCTGTCTCATAATCGGCGCCGATTGCTTGCCACCTCTGATCTGCTGTATCTGCTCGCATTATAGTAGCTTCAAGTTCTGTAGTTTGGAAGTCGATTTCCTCTTCCTGCGTATTATACTCTCGCGCTGGTGTTTTAAATACTGTTTTGTATAACACTACTGGAGTGTAAATCGTGTTGTGATTGCTCATACTTCTGACTATAAATCCTACACCTTTAAAAGGTGATGTGCTGCTTGAGTTGTAGTCCGAAAAGCCGTCTTCTCCAGCCGCTTGCAAGCCTAATAAAAAACGCTCTGCGCTAGCAAATAGGCCGTCGACTGTAAGTGTTAATGTACCACTTGAAAAGCCTGTGCTTCCGTCTGTCTCTGCGCTGATATTGTTAGCATAAAACGTTTGCGCGTCTCCGGATTCAACTTCTATTGATGCGCTAACACCTCTCGCGATTTCCTGGCAGTTTGTATAAACGATATTGCCTTCGGATATTGAATAGTCCGCCGCATATGGTTTTGAAAAGCCTGTAACAACTTTTCCCGCTGCGTAAGTAACTGGCATAAAATAACCCCCTTCAAAATTATTTTATGTTTTCAAACGCTTTGTTATTTCCTCATTAATTTTCTTTTCAATTTTGGAACTGGCTTCCCTTTTTGCGTTAGTTGTCGCAACGTCTAAAAAAGGCTGCCGCATCTGATAGCCTGCACCTTTATTAATAAAATTTGCGAGTTTTGGAACGGGAAAACCTTTAGCCGTGTAGCCTTCGAAACCGGCCTTCCTGTCAATTTTAGAACCGCGCTCGCCCTGTGGACTATATCCCATATTATTAGATAGTGCTTGCTTTTCAGTTTTATTTGCGTATCTTTTCCCGCCTTGCGGCGCGATTTCGTCGGATGTTTTAAGCGCATTTAGTTGACTTCTTAAGGCGTCGGCGGCAACGTTTGCACCTTCCAGTAACGCCGCTTCCATTATTTGCGACGCGTCCGCGGCGCATCTCTCAAGATCTTTTAAATCCCCTTTGTATGTGATTTTAAAACCTTTTGCCATTTTTACCCTCTAATTTTCCAATGCCACGTAAAACGTAAAATTTTTTCATTGTCAAGATATTCCACAAAATCAAGCTGCCACGCGTCGCAAGCTTCGTATAAAATTTCTTGTATATCGTCGCAGATTTCGTCGAACTCTTCTTGCGTGTAAAATTCTAAATATCCCTCAATACTTTGTTCTTTTTTTTTGTCATTTGTATAAAAAGGTTGTCCTTCCTGGCTCTCCGCCCATACGACGTAGTGTGCATCTTCCGCCGGCTCTGCGTGATAGTGATAAACGGCGCAATTTAAAGTTGCTAACTGATCTCTAAAATTGCGTGTTGTATTAATTAGTGACTGCATAAAAGTTATTAACCTTCTTTAAGCTTAAGTCGACGCAGTCAAGATCTACAATTTCGTTAACGTCTGTTATTTGCATTTGCTCGCCGTCATCTAATACCACGTACTCACCTTCTGAAAAGTCGCTATTGCTGCAATTATAACAACGTACAATTTTATCTATAATTATGCCGTCTTGTCTTGCAAAATGCGCGCGCGTCATACCTAAATTTTTATTATCATAATAAAATATATTTAAGCTTTGCAACTCGTAAACTGGTTTTAGCGTTTTAGCCGCAGTATTTACAAGTTTGCAAACGTGTAAAATTCCGCCGGCTCTCATTTGCTAAAACTCCAGGTGTGAAAATTGCTGTTTGACTTAAGCTGCGCTTTTTGTTCGTCGTATGATTTTTTTAAATTATCATAATCTTCACGATTTCCAAAGTTCATTTTGCAGTAAGTTATAATTGCAACTTTTATAATAGCGCTTAAATTTTCTACGTCTTCTGGCTCATTAACTCCCGCAATTTGCATATCAATTATACTAGCTTGTATTAGATTGCTTATTTCGACGTCGTATGCGCTACTTGTAACACGTAGCGCCGCTTTTACATCGTCGATAAACATTATTTTTTAGCCTTTTTTGTAGGCGCCTTTTTTGGTTGATCGTCTGTAGCTTCTACGACTTCAAAATAATTTGCTAGTTGTTTTAAATTTGCAAAATGTTCATTTTTTATTATTGCAATCGTGCCAGGTTGAACGGTTAGTGTAATTTCTTTTAAAACTTTAATTTTTTCCATAAATTATAAAGCTTTTCTAAATAACAATTTAACAAAGTATTTGTCGCGTGTTACGCCGATTCCTGCCATTAATCTTCCGACGATCTTAACAAGATCAAGCTCTGCAAGGGATAATTCGTCAGTAGTAATTTTAACGTCTCTAGCTGCTGGCATGTTTACTGTTACACCTTTTAAATCTCCGACAATGATATCTGTTTCATGTGTTGTTGTGCCGTCCTGCTCTTTTAAGTGATCTGTGAAAAGAACTGGATAGCCGAAAACAGTATTAATAATTTTACCGCCTTCGCTTAATTGTCTCCAAATTGGCTGTCCTGTTGAATCAACTAAATTAGCAACTTTTGTAAAGAATGTTTTGCGATGCATCAAAAAGCAAATGTCAGTTGCATTGCTTGAGATATCCGCAAGCGCTGCGACTAATTCTGAAAAGCTTGGGTCTGCTTGTATTGTCTTCTCTGTAATTGATGTTGATGTTGCTGTTGCTGTTGTTGGTGTGTTTTCAATTGTATCAACGATATCATCAGATAACTTTTTAACGATTCGATACTCGATTTCGTCGTATATGTAGTCTAAGAACTCGCGGCCTTTTAGTTCTAGTGCCTCAGTAGATATTTTGATCCACTTTTTAATAGTATGCGGTACAATTGTAACTTTACCTAGCACCAATTCTTCCTCGGCTGGTGCTGCTGTACCTTCTGTGTGAACTGTTGCGCCTGTTGCTGACAACTCAAAAGGGAACTCGGCAACGCCTTTAAAGTTTGTTACGTTTACACGATTAAAAATTTCGTCGTTTTCCCAATTTGTCTCGATTTTTTCTTCTAGATATGTTGGGACTGGAACTGATCCGCTAACTAGATCTGTTAAAAGTGATCTAGTTTGTTTAAAGTTATTATTTTTAATATCTTCTGCAAAGGCTTCTTCGTATTCCTCAGAACCTAAAATTTTATTTAATTTTGCTTTGCGTTCTTCTTTTACTGTTAAGATATCTTTGCTTCCGTTTTCTAAAACTTTTCCAGCGTTTACAACTTCCTTTAGTTCTTTTTTTCTTAAATTTACTGAGTTCTCAAATTTTTCTTTTTCTTCTTTTAATTTTGCAATTTCTTTTTTTATTGCCTCAATTTCTTCTTGAGTTTTTGCGCGCTCGATTTTTTCTTCGAGTTCTTTTTTTCTCTGTTCAAAATCCATTTTGTTATACCTCCATTTCTAACAATAGTTTTAATTTCAATTTATCTAAATTAACGCGTTTTAGTCTCTCCGCCTTAATCTCCTCAAGCGCTCCGCTTGCAAGATTTCTCGCGCTGATTTCTGTTGCATCGTTAGCTGGTATACTAACCGCGCTGACATCATAAATTTTTTTGATTTCTTTTATAGTTCTATTTTCAATGTATTTTTTTGCAGCTTCGTCATATGTATAGGTTGTATCAATTCCGGTTAGACTATCAATTGAAAAACCCCAGCTCATTTTAGTTATGTAGCCACCTTTGATCTCTTCGTAAAGCTGGCGGCCTGTCTCCGTTCCGCCCAGGTCCGCTCTGACTTTTAAGCCGTGCGCATCTGCTTCTAGATATAAAGTGCCGTTTGATGTCCTGGCATAAACGCGGCCGTTGTGATCAAATTGAAAAATAACGTCTGTTAAATCTACGTTATCAAACGCGCTGCGGCTGATTGTCTCATAAATTTCTATTTCGCCGTCAGCATAAAGTAAATATGGATCGTCAAACGTTAGTGCGTAGCCTTCTACAATAAAGCTTTTGCCGTCTCCGTTGCCGTTATTGTCTAGTGCTCGCAAATTTTTAACAAAATTGCGGTATTGCCTTTGATCGTGTAAAACTGGCATTATCTCACCTCTATTTATTTTTATTTTTAAATTTTGGAACTTAATTTTGAATTGCTTTTGTGTCTTCTTTTTCTTCTTTTTCTTTGATTTCTTCTGTAACTTCTGTGTTTTCTTTTTCTTCGATTTCTTCTGTAACTTCTGTGTTTTCTTCTTTTTCTTCTTTTGTGTCTTCTTCTTTTTCTTCTTCTTTTAATTCAGATATGTTTTTATATTCTCCGCGGATTGCCGCAACGTCTCCGCCTTCGATTGTCTCATAGTTAAATAATTCTCTTTGTTCGTTGACTGTCAAAACTCCTCTGTCACCTAACTGTGTTGCTAGTTGTATTTTCTCATTTGTGCTCATATATTGCAAGCGGTTGGCGTGCACAACGACTTTATTTTTGCCGCCTTGTCTTTCTCGTTCTGTATATACCGCGCGTGTCATTGCCTCAGATAGCTGTATCGCAAACGGTTCTATAAATCCGTTAAAAAATGCATCTAAGGCCGTCGCGTCTGCTGCATTTGTTAAAATTGCTTCATTTACTCCAAAATATTCAAATATATTTTTGTCTATTGCCTCTATTTCTCCGGCATCCAGGCTATAATTTTCTGCCTTGATCTGGTGGATGTCCCTATAGGTATTAGGGAAAAGCAAAAGTCCGTTCGCGTCTTCGTCCTTTTTCAAGTTTAGTTCGGTGAACTCTTTTCGCTCATTTTTTAGATCGTCTCCAATAGCAAAATTGTCAAGTGATGCATAAAATTTATAATTTGTTGTGTTGTCGACCGCTGATTCTACGCCTTTATGCTGCAAATTAATTAATTTTAACGTGTCGTCTAGCGCGTGGGATTTTTCGCCGAAAAAATCACTTTTATATTGATATTTTGTTAAAATTGCGCACTCGTCAAGCTCTACCGCTGCGGTCTCACCAAACGAAAATTTATATCTTAAATATAATTTATTTTTATATTCTACAATTTCGCATTTGTCCGGCAAAACTGGATAATAACCTGTTATCCTTAAATATTCATCAAAAACGGGAACCACAAACGCAGTGTTATGTAAATCTAAAATTGTGCTGAGCCTATATAAAAATTGACTCCAGGTTTGCCACTGGTTCGGGCCACTGCTCAATTTATTCTTTAGCGCTATTTTAGCCGTTCCTTGCATTTCAACTTTTAATTTACTAACTTGTCGTGCTCTCGCGTCGATTGCTGCGCGAACTAGCAAATTTTGGTATATATCGCCGTATGAACTACTAAAAACGCTGTCGTGTTTTCCTTTTCCTATTCCAAAAAATTTTAAACCGTGGCTGCTGGCCTTTTGCCCGGTTTTATTTTCTTTTGGCCTGAAAACTTTTTCAAATAATCCCATTGTTACCCCCTTTTCTATCTAGCCGCGTTTTTTAAACGCTGACCGATTTGATCGTTGTACTTTTGGCGCACGCACATTGCGTCTAATAGTGCGGCTACGCCGTCAATATGTAACGTCTGATTAACTTTAACAAGTCGGCCTCTCTGCCTGTCTCCATTAAATTTTATAGCACTATTTAACATATGCATTTTAAATAATTGATTGTTGCCTATATTTATACGTGATTCCATCATAAGTCCTTCGGCCTCTTGAATAACTCCGTATAAGTTGTCGCCCTGGTATACGTCGTCCATGTGAAAATTTGATCTCTTTAATTTGTCAATCAAATACAGTGCGCTATAGCGATCGTATCCAATTTGTAGCGGTATGATTTCATAGACTTTAAACATTTCGACGATATAATTATATATATCTTCGTATTTTATAAAATCACCTTTGCACAATCTCAACTCGCCGCGCTCTATATATTTATCATATGGCAAATTGTCGCGCTCTATTGCTTCCTGTAGCCTGTTTTCCGGCAACCAAAACATAGGCACAATGTTTAAAATACCGTCTTTTTCGATTACATAAACAACGGCTGTTAAATCCATTGTCTGTGATAGATCAATACCGACAACGCAATATTTACTTTTAAGATCGTTTAAATTAATTTTGTGCTGTATGCATTTTTTTATTGTTCTAACATCAAGCCAGGCATTAACGCTATTTTGTTTTAAGCAACAATATTTTGTTTTGAACTCTGCTCTTTTACTAAATGAATTTTTAGCGATTTTTAGTTCGTCTTTTATATAAGATTCTGGAACTGATACGCCTAAATTTGGGATTGCTTTTTTTATTTCGTTTATATCGTCCCACTTGCTCTCGTCGTCTATCATGTAAATTAGCGGCATTAATCGCATTTCGTCGCTGATCCCATTTAAAACTTTTGACGATCTTAACATTAATTCGTCGTATATTCCGTCGTCTT